GATCTGGTTAGCGTCGTTCGCGTGTTTTTTAACGAAAATCAAAAAATGGGTTGCTAGTATCAAAAGTAAACAGGGAAAATTATAATATGAGAGGCACAGACGGCAACGAATCACAGCGAGCATATGCAGAGAAGTGGGGAACCACACAGAAAACCATCAGCTTGATGATGAACAAAGGCTGCGACTTTGACGCGCCAGATGTAGACGTGGCCAAATGGCTGCTTGAACACATGAGCAAAAAGCCACGCAAGATGATGAACGTCATCAATGCAATCATCAAACCGGCCACCACGGCAGCACAGCCGACTGGAGAGACGCGCAGCCTAGAGCAGATGCGTGACTATTATCGGGACCAGCTCGACGCTGTGACACAATCCGACCACATCAACACCGAGGGTATCAAGTTCTGGAACGATCTCTTGCTCAAGACAGATGAGAGCATCCGCCGCAGCGAGGCCCACGCCAAGAAGCTAGGCATTGACAAAGGCGAACTACTGAGCCGGAGCGAAGTGGAGAGGATATTCCGCGCCATGCTGTGGGCTGGCAATGCTTGCTGTGATAAGTTTGCCAAGCAGATCGCACAGCGACTCAGCAACAAGCCACCGGAGGAGATTTATGAGATGCTTGCACCCATGCTGACAGCTTGCACGCTGTTCGAAGGCATGCGCAAGATCACCAAGCCGCCAGGCGAGTGCAACGTGCCGGATTGGCTGGTTGATTGTGTCAATCAAGAGGAAAGCCAGTATTTAGACGATGAGTAAACCAATCGACAGAAAGCGCAGCGATCCAGTGGCATGGTGTGAGCGCAACATCCAGCTTGATTATGGATATTTCAAGCGCGAGAACCATCCGCTTATATGCGAGCCGCTAAGGATGGCGGCACGCAAGCGCGGCGGCTATGTCGGCCTCATTGGTAGCGTGCAGCATATCAAGACGCTGACGGCTCAGATGGTGCATCTCTACGGGCTCAGCACGTCACCATGCAACGCTGCGCACTATGACCTCACGGCTGAGGCGCTGAAGGAGTTTAGTGATGACAAGTTTGTTCCGCTGATTGACAACACCGAGGCAGTCATGCGGCTCATCCCGGATCAACAATATCGCAAGACGAAGTTCTACACCGGCACGCCGTATGGCTTCATACGTCTTTTGTCAGCGGGGATCCTTGCCAACCGTAACTCGAAGACACTGGAGCGCATCACGGCGGATGAGAGCTGGGCATACAAGGATGACGAGGGCTGGCTTGAGCAGATCCATGACCGGCAATCATCATTCCCGTGGCAGTGGCAAATGTTCTTGCCGACGTCCGGCCAGACCGCTGGCAGCCAGCTTGATGAGCTGTGGAAAAAATCAACCCAGCGCACATGGCACGTTCAATGTGATTGCTGCGGTGAGATGATTCCCTATATCTGGAAGCTGCCAGCCGTCAATGGCAAGGTGCCACCTGGCGGCATGCGCTACGCATCAAGCAAAGAGATCACCAACGAGGACGGCGTTATCGACTGGCAGGCGCTGCGCGAGTCAGTGTATTACCAATGCCAGCTTTGTGAGGGACGCATGGACTGGAACCCGGCTGACCAAGACAGGCGCAACCAGGGCGGGCGATACATCCAGATGAACAATGATGGCGACCCCGGCATCGAGTTCTTCCACTATAACGCCATGGTGCATGTGCCGTGGCCAGAGCTTGTCACCAAGTGGAAAGAGGCAACCATAGCGCGTGGGCGTGGCGACCTGTCCAAATTAGAGAACTTCGTGCGCAAGCAGCTTGCTGAAGCGTGGAACGAAAGCGACTACATCAGCGACGAGGTGCAGGAGTCAGCGCGTGGCGGGTATCTGCTGGGCGAGAAGTGGAAGACACCAGGCGGCGAGGAGCCCGTGGTATTTCTCACCACCGACGTTCAAAAAGATAGCTACTATTGCGTAGTGCGTGCATGGTGTGTCATCGGTAATGAGTTGCATTCTCGGCTGCTTGAGCGCGAGCATGTCGTCAGCGTGGGACAGATTCGCGACCTTGCTGACAAGTGGCAACTCATGCAGAATGGCATCCGGGGCAGCCGTGTATTCCTAGACGGCAACTACAACACCGGCGTCGTGCAAAGGATAGCGGCCGAAAATGGCTGGATGGTGTTCCGTGGTGACAAAGCGCAGGACTTCCGTCACAAGGATGGACTCCGGCGCATTTACTCGGACGTGCAATACATTGACATTGGCGAGGGAACAAGCAGCGCCCGCAGCCGATACGTGGGTCAGATCCGCTTCAGTAAGCACGCGGCACTCAACCGGCTGTCACTCATTCGGTCCATCAAGTCAGAGAACGGCGAGCATGTGTGGACATACGCTGACAATGCTGGCGCGGTTTACGAGCGGCAAATCAACGCATGGCACAAGATAAGCAAGACGGCACCTGATGGGAGGATCTTTTACGACTTCATCAACCGGGACAGCAAAGACGACCATTACGGCGACTGCGAGCAACAGCAAATTGTGTGCGCTGCCATGGCTGGCCTGGTGGGCGTAACAGGCACCGAGGAGATCGAAGAGGCTCAAACGAATTGAGCATTGACAAAAAGCAAGTTTAATCTTTTAATTGACCAATCTTTATGCGCTCGCTTCTTTTCACATTGTGGATCCAATCCGACAAGTCGTTATCTGCCACCCTTGCATTGCTGGAAGAGCTTGCTATTGCTCAGTATGAGACAGTCCAACAAGGCGGCGCTCGCATGATAAACGCGAGCATTGCCGGTAAGTCGTTTACTTACGATCTACCACCTAATTTTGGGGCATTCCAGTTCGTTGAGATGCTTCGTGAATCCTACAAAAAGATCGAGACAGGCGGCGCAACTGGTGGACGCATGACAGAGGCAGAGCTGCAAGCTTACGTGCTCGACACCGACAACAACTTGACCGACACAATGCTGGCACGCATCAATTACAACAATCACCGTCGCTAACCCATGGCAGTCAATCCGATCAAGTCAACTTACGGCGCGGCATCAGCGAAGCGCATCTCTCCGGCCCCATTGCGCAGCGGCTCGCGTGAGTTCTACGCTGGCGGGCGCAACGACCAGCGCAGGCTCAACACGAAGAATCTGAGCGAGGACATTGCTGACATGATGACAGCGCACCGGCATCGCATGATGTTGGGCGATAGCAGGTTCATCTTCCAATCTTTTGCCCCTGTGGCCGGAGCCGTTAAGCAGAAGGCAAACTACGTTTACGGAGGCTCATGGCGCTTGCAGTCGCTCTCCAAGGATGAAGAGTTTGCCCGGGCAGTGGAAAACGACTTTGCCCGATTGGATCAATTCTTTGACATCCGTGGCAGCAACTTCAGTTTCAGAAAAAATATCTGGCGCGGCTCCAAGCTGCTTGACGTGGACGGCGACTTTTTCGTGGTCCTCACTGAGCAGCCTGACACCGGCTTTCCTAAGCTCCAATTCTTGGAGGCTCACCGCGTTGGCGACTGGGGCGAGTGCCGTGATGGCTACGTGCAAGACTCAACAGCATACAATGGCCGCCGCATTCTCACCGGCGTCATTGTTGACGACTTCATGACCCCGCTTGCCTACCGTGTCAAAGACGACAGCCGCAAGCGCGGATTCCAGGACATCCCAGCAAATAGCGTAGTCCACTTTGCCGACATGGAGTGGTTCAGCCAAGGGCGTGGGGCGCCCTCGATTGCAAGCGGCATACTTTCGTGGTATGATCTAGCAGAGACTAGGGATGCGCAAGCCATAAAAACCAAAATCAACTCCATCTTGACACTGGTGGAGTCAACCGAGAGCGGCACCCGCGACGTCGGCTTATCTGCACTTGGCATGGGCGGCGGCGACAACGCGCCAGCCACGACATACATGGATAGCGGTCTAATCAGGATTATCAAAAATGGCGGCAGTCTAAAAGCACACACCGCAAATGATCCGCCAGAGGGATGGGTAAAGTTCACCCAGCTTGTTGAGCAGTCGGCATTCTACGCGCTTGGATGGCGTCGCGAGATGCTCGACAGCAGCGCCATTGGAGGCGCTGGCGTGCGCGGCTTTGCTGCTGACATCAATAAGAGCATTGCAGCCCGCCGCGAGGTGCTGGAGGCTGGATACAAGCGCCTAGCACAATACATCATTGCCAAGCGTGCCAAGATGGGCGAATACAAGCTGCCAGATGACTGGTGGCAATTAACATTCTCTAAGCCTGCCGAGTTCACCGTGGACGAGGGACGCATGCGGAAAGCTGATCTTGACGACCTGCGAGCAGGTGTTATAACAGCAGGAGACATCGTAGAGCGCAGAGGCAGCAACTATGATGAGGTCATCTTGCAGCGTGCCAAAGAGCTGGCGACGCTCAAGAAAATAGCAGAGGAATATGGCCACGACGTCAGCGAACTTTCAATTTTAACTAAGCCCGGCGATATTGTTCCCGAGGCAACCACTAACCCAAACACAGACGACAATGACGAAGACATGGTTTAACATGACAACCGCCGAAAACGGGAGGGAGGCCGAGGTTTCCATCTACGACGCCATCGGCGGCTATGACATCAACGCAAAGCAGTTTGTCAGCGACCTGAACGAGATTCAGGCAGAGACAATTCATTTGCGTATCAACTCGCCTGGTGGTTCCGTCATTGACGGCACTGCCATTTTCAACGCGCTCAAGCGCCACAGCGCCAAAGTCATCACACACGTGGACGGGCTCGCTGCCAGCATGGCAAGCGTGATCGCCATGGCTGGTGATGAGGTCCACATGGCCG